GGAACCCCAGAACTGTCTCTTGATCTGCTTCAGCTGTTCCTCCGTGACCGCTAGTGCCCTTGGTTCGCCACGCAGCGTATCAAACGCCATCATGATTCGGGACGCTGTTCGTCTGTCCTCGCCACAGATGAGGTATACTTCATTCTCAAACTGCTGCCTTGTTATCTGGTCAATTATTGTTATCTTATCAATCATTGCATTTTACTCCTTCTCAAGCGCATCCAGCGGCATTTTCCTCCGCCTCCTCAATTCGCTTGATTTCTCTATCCAGCTTGTAATCAACAACCTTGTCAACCGATTCGCATCCCAAATACACACGCATCTGTTCCATCATGATGAGCAGATCTGCTGTTTCCTCAATCAGATTGGCATGTCTTTCTTTGTTGTCCGGAAACCGCTTGAGCTTCTGGGCGGCAAGCAGAAACTCTGCTGCCTCTTCTTCCGCCTGTTCCAACTGTTGCTGGAAGCTATGGCAGTCTATGATCTGCTTGTTCTTACCTTGCTGTTTGAATGTCATTCCGTTTTCTCCTTTACTAAATTCACTGCTTCCTCTGCACTCCTGCACACTCCGGCAATTGCACCGGCACTTTGCATCATTTCCAGGAAATGTTTCTGTTCGCCGGAAACTCTTCCTTTTGATGTTTTCACCTCAATAAACACAGCCTTTCCATCTGATTTCCGAACACCAAATAAATCAGAGAATCCAGGCGGCACACCAGAATGGAACCATCTCCCGTCCATGGTGTAGCCTTTTCCCACATTTACACGGAAAATCACACAGTATTTTGATACGGCTGCACGAATTTCATTTTGTATGCGATGTTCTTCGGTCATTGTGTATCAGCCCCATTCTCTTTGCCATGTAATACGCCCATCCGGGCTTGTATCCTCTTGCCTTGCCGTATGCCGCCAGATCGCCCATGGTGCGGCACTGTGCCGGCGTGGCAGGTACAGCGTGTACTTCTGTGACCTTTTCCAGCTCTGCCGCTGTGTTCTCTTTCGGGTCATGCTCCTGCACCGGCAAACTTTCCTCCGTCTGCTTTTTCAGCGGTGCCAAACAGTTTGGGCAGCAAGTCGCTCGCTTGCCGTCTTTCCCATACTTCGGAAAGACGTAAAAGCACTTTTCACACGCTACTACATCAAACGGATCTGCTGCTTTTTTCTTTCTGGTTTCCAGCGTCCACTCCCGGTCATCGTCCGGCATTCCAAACCGGCGAACGTTGCCCACATGGTCCAGAATCACCGCACGTTTGCCCTCTTTGTACCGCATACACCGCATGGCTTGCTGAATGTAAAGCGTTAAGGATTTGGTAGGGCGGAGTAAAATGGCACAGCCGCAGTCCGGCACATCAAATCCCTCCGAGATCAAATCCACGTTACACAGCACCTGTATGGCACCGCTGCGAAACGCAGCAATTACACGGTCACGCTCGCCCTTGGGTGTGCTGCCATCGATGTGTGCCGCCGGAATACCGGCATCACAGAACACCTTTGCCATCATCTTGGAATACCGAATGGAAACGCAGTAGCATACCGCCTTTGCACCGCCGGCATAGGTACGATAATGCTTGACCACATCCCCGTAGATGCACTGCGCTGCCAGCACCTTTTCCGCCTCTGCCATATCGTATTCACCGTGCCGTGTCTGCACACCTGACATGTCGAATTCGGACGGTGCATAGTAGTCATAGGGTGCCAGACAGTGATGCTCGATCAGCCACTTGGCAGATACGCCCACGATCAGATCATCGTTGACATCACCCAGACCAGAACCATCAATTCGTACCGGTGTTGCCGTTACGCCCACCCGATATGCTGCGGCAAACTGTTCATAGATCTTCTTGTAGGTCGCCGCCCGGCTGTGGTGGTTCTCGTCCGTGATGATAAGCGCCGGCGGTTCCATGCGGCTAAGCCGCCTTGCTGCCGTCTGTACCATCATGATATTGCACAGCGACATTTCCACGCCCCACCACCGGAACGTCTCCCGAATCTGGTCACACAGCTCCTTGCGGTGCACAAGGAACAGTACCAGTTTCCCATTTTCCGTAGTGCGTTTGGCGATCTCTGCCACAATGACAGACTTTCCGCCGCCGCAGGGCAGCACAATGCAGGGTGCCTTGTGCCCGGTTCGCCAGGAACGACTTGTTCGCTGTATCAGCTCTTCCTGATACGGTCGCAGTGCGCCCATGGTTCATCCTCTCCTTTCACAGCCAGTCCGCACAGCTGATTGGCAAGCTGCCGGCAGACGCTGCATCCGTTTTTCTCATAGTAACTCCCGCGATCGATTACCTGCCGCAGTACACGCATTTCCTGCTGCCCCACACGCCGCTGCAAGTCCCATTGCCGGTAACCGTCCAGCACAGTACGCTTTTCCTGCTTTGCCTGTTCCTCGGTCAGTTGACCTGTGGCAAACATGGCGTAGAGTGCACGCATGGTCAAAAAGTAATAGACCTCCGGCGGTTCCAGCCCGGCGGGCAGCACCTGCATGGCATATGCCTTTCTGTCTAGTTCTTCTAATTGCATCCTGCACCTCCTAAAACGGCAGCACGGTTTGTTCCGCCTTTGCTTTGCTCAGATCAAACGGGAACGGCGTAATGCCGCCGTCTCCAATCTGATACAGCCGTTTGGATTTCTTGCTGTGCCGCAGTGGAATTCGATCCTCTCCCTGCACCAGAATCCCTGTAGCACGGTTCTTCTGCACGGCAAGCACGGTCTGCCAGAATTCGCCGCCGTCATCCTTTTTCTTTTTCACACGATCCAGCATGATGACCGTGTCTGACAGATTTGCCACATCACCGGAACCGGAAATGTCATCGCTGGACAGTTCCTTGGAGCTGCCTTTCCTTGGATGTGCCACCAGCAGAATCACAATGTGCAGCTTCCGGGCAAGTGATTTCAGCTTCCTGGCAAAACGGCTTTGCTCCGTGTAGAGATTCTCTCCGGCATCAATCGCCGTCATCAGGTTGTCAAGAATCACAAACCGAATGCCATATGTTCGTACAGCAACTTCAATCTCTGCTGCGAGGTTCGGCTCTTTCTGCTCTTCCAGTGCGACATTGTCCACCAGAAACAGCCTGTGCCGGTACCAGTCCATTAGCTGTTGCTCCTGTTCCGGATCCAGATAATAGCCGGTAGAGGACGTATAGACACGCTCCTGAATTGCCTTTTCGCCGGCGATCTGGAAGTCGATCCACCGCTTGACTTCATAATCTGCCATCTCTCCGGAGTAGAACAGCACGTTCCAGTTCTGCCAGAGCGCCGCTACTGCAAACATACTGGCAGCCGTGCTCTTGCCCGTTCCGCGTTTGCCGGTGATGGTGATAAGCTGCCCTTCATAGAATCCGCCCAGGGCGTGATCCAGTTTCGGAAACAGCGTCTGAAAATGCGGCACATCGTCCAGATTCACCGGTTCCACATCTGCCATCTCCCGAATTGTCGGCGGATGAAACGCCTCTGCCTTTTCCACTGCTGTCCGCAGCGCCCGTTCGCCGAAGCTTTGCAGAATATCGTTGGCATCTTTTTCCCCCAGATAATCTTTCAGCCGTGGCGTACGGATCTTCACGTTAGGGAAGAGCTCCCGCATTTCCTTCACCAGTGTAATACTGCCACGTTCGCAGTCACCGAACACCACTACGGTGTCAAACTGTGCCACAAATTCTCTGCAATGTTCCACCCAGGTAAACCCTCTCGCTCCGTTTGGCACGCTGACGGCGTTGGGGATCCCTGCACTGGCAAGGGAAAGGCTGTCAATCTGCCCCTCGGTGAGTACCAGCGTCCGGCTTTTTTTCGGGTCGCAGTGATCCATGCCGAACAAGATTGGCTTACAGCCGCTTTCGCACCATTCCTTTGCTTTGTGCTTGTTTTTGTCATAATCGATGAGCCGATACTTTACGAACTCCATACGAGTGTAGACTTGTCCGTCCGCATCGGTTTCTTTCCGATAAAACGGAAAGATCAGCTGGTTGGGGTCACTGGGGTTGGTGGTCACGCCATAGGCCTGTGTAATTTCTTTCCGGATCCCCCGGCGAAAGAGATACGCCTCCGCCGGCGTAGAGGATAACAGCCGGACACGGGGAAGCGCCTTGTACTGCTTCGGGGCAATGCTCTCCAAAGGGAAGTCAAAGTCCCGGCAAAGCTCTACAAAGTGCCCTTTTGCACCGCAGGAAGCACGAGGGCAGCAAAACGCTCCGGTTACTGCATGAAGGGAGAATGTCCATAAATCCTGCTTGCTGGATTTGCAATACGGACACTGCTTGAATTTAATTTCGTTGCCTTTCTGCTTGATGGCAATGCCCATTCTGGATGCAAATGCATCAATATCCGATTGCTTCAATTGATACTTCATTGCTTCACATCCTTACACCAATTCAAAATCAATCTCACTCCATGGGATGATTGCCTCCTCAGCAGGCGGCGCCGCCCGTTCCAGGGCGGGGCTGTCCTGCGGTATATTCTCTGATACTGTTACAGTATCAGTAACAGTATCAGTTACAGTAACAGCTTGTTTTGTTTGTTTTGTTTGTTTTGTTTGTTTTGTTTGTTTTGTTTGTTTTTGCTTATCTGCGTTTTTGTTTCCTTTTGGAGCCCCGCCACGCTTGCCAGCTTCAGAGCGTGCTTTTCGAGTAGCAACCCACTTCCGTGTGCTTTCGTCAATCTGGGAAACCAGAAAACTAAAAAACAGCCGCAGAGCAAGATCATCTGTTTTCAATGGTTCGCCGGTATTGACGTATGTAAAAATCGCCTTAAACAGGATGCCGCATTGCTCATTGGACAGCATCTGGATTTCTTTCCACCGATCTGTATACAGTAAAAATGACTTCTTTTCTACCTCCTCCGCCGCCACTGCATATTCCTCCTTTCTGCTGATTCAAAAGGCTGCCATTCATCAAAACGGCACATCGCCGCCGGTTCCAATCTCTTCAAAGTCACTCAGATCACCAAGCTGAGGCGCTGCGGCATACGGCTGAGCAGCTGGCTGCTGGGCAGTTTGCACCGGCTGGGGGACAGGCTGCTGCTGAGATGCTGCCGCAAAGACCCCGCCGGGCTGCTGAGAAACTGCGCTGCCCGTATTGTTGAATGTGCCTGTGAATGCGCTTCCTGCCTGCTGCGGCATTCTGGGTTCCGGAATCTCAAAGTCACCGCTGCGGATTTTCTGCGGATCGCAGAGATAAGCTGGTTCAGTGAACCGGTTGCCCTGATAATATGCATCCCGGAACAGCACACCAATGCTGCTGCCCTTGAACATATCCGGGTCAAATCCGGCTTCAATGTTTGGCTCAGGGAGATGGTTTGCACGGGAAATGGTGTTCAGCTGCCCTTTGTACATGGCAATGGCATTCGTGTATTTGTCATTGTCTCCGGAGAATGTGGGCAGCCAGATTTTGTACACGCCTTTCCACTTCTGCCCGTATTGACTGGATGCGTCCGCCTGGAAGCGCTTCTGAAAATAGCCTGCGTGTTCGCCCTCTGCCACATCAATGCGCAGCTTGATGAACTGCTTGCCGCCGCTGGTCTTGTCCACACCCACCGCCAGAATGCGGCACACGTAGCCGCCTGCCGGCAGGGGTGCGAAAGAGCTGCTGCCGAACGCTTTTTCCTGCACATTGTTTGCGCCCTGAATTCCTTGTAACATTGCCATAATAAAAACCTCCTAAAATTATTTATCAAATCCGTAGTAATCACGGATAGAATCATCAACGCTTTTTAAGTCGTTGTCGATTTCCAACGGAAACATCTCCATCGGAGATTTTGCCGTACTACCGCCGTTGCCTTGTGTTTGGAAATAATGCCGCCCACTTGCGTCGGACTGGCAGAGCAGAACGATGGAGAAAAGCCCCTCGACTGTCAACTTTTCATCCAGCATTTTCCCAATTGTTTTTGCTTTAAGTCTGCGGTTTCCAACTGCATCATAGGAAACTTCGACATGATGCAGAAAATAAACAATGCAGTCATCCGGAGTGTTTTGCTGGATAAACCGGATAAGGTTGTAAAATCGCAGAGCCATCTCCGTAAATTTGTCATATCCTTTTTCGGTTGCCTTGTCAAAAAAATCAAAGGCAATCAAATATTGACTATCGTCAATAGCGTACCGTTTCAGGTTATGTACTGCAAGCGTTTTTACAATTGTTTGATACCCGGCGCTGTTTGCGACCGGCAAATTTTTGCGGAATGGAAGCGGCTTGCTTGCCACATTAAAAATCCCGATCTCTCCTGGATTAAAATTCCGCAAGCTGGTACTTTTTCCGCTTCCGGATTCTCCCATAATGAGCACAGGAATTCCCATAACAGCGCCCCCTTATGATATGATGATGGACTTGGAAGGCTCCAACGATGCATACTGAAACACCTCTCCGGCTTTCAGATAGCCTTTCAGCTGGTTCTTCCGGATTTCCGGGAGCTGATACTTCAAGGCATCCGCATGCCCGGTGCGTTCCAGCTCCTGAATCAGGGACAGCTCATCTGTCACCTTAACAGACGGCGCATTACTGCGCAGGGTGATGCGTGCCTGCACACCGTCCACCTTTTTCAGTTGCATGGTTTCCATACACTGCATCAGGTACTGCTTCATCCAGGCAATTCGGTTCTTCCGGCTTTTGGCACGCTGCTGCAAGCGCTTTGCTTCTGCATCAATGGCATCCGCTTCCGCTTTCAGCGATTTGATATACTGTGCCAGGTTTTCTGCTTTGAGCGTAAACTCCTGTTCCATGCCATCCAGCGTGTCAAACCATGCCTGCCGCAGTTCTGCCTTTACAAACTCCGGGTTGATCGGATTCCCTTCTGCATCAACCGGTTCTCCGTCCGCATTGGTGGGGAACTCCATTTCCTCAATTTCGTCAAACCGATCCAGCAGCTCTGCAAAATCGGCAGATAGCTCAAACAATCTTCCCATTTATTCTTCCTCCTGTTCCATATGTAGTTTCCGCAGCAGCCGGCGTTTTTCCATTGCCGTGCAATGCCGGTCCGTGCAGATCAGCTGGCGGATGCGATCGGGTTTCTCACCGGCACGCAGGCGCTCGGTGACCTGTTGCTCCAACTGCTGCATGCAGGTTGGTTCCCGTTTTGGCAGTAGCATGCCAGTACAATCGGCGCAGTGCAGGTGTCCATCCAGTCCGGGGAATAACTGCACACCGCTAATGCAGCAATGGATACATCTAGTTTCCGATTTCATTTGACAAATTCCTTTCTATGTGATACAATGTAGTTGGTTATATATTCCTTTGTTTTTCTGCTGCCAGTTGCTGCTGGCAGCGTTTTTTTATTACTATGGTGATTTCCAGGGCGGTTTCGGTTCGCTTGCGGAACACGAATTCTTCAATGGGCAGTACCAGCTTCAGCTTTTCGCCGACCGCCAGCAGCTCAGCGTTTGTGAATGGTTTCACGTTTCTTAGCTCCTTTCTTGTATTGGTCTGACAGATACATCAGATCTAATATTCCTAAAACCACGGCAATACCGATGGCTAATAGGTCCTGCAATGGGGTTGTGGGTAGCATGTTAGTCCTCCTTGTCTACATCAATCCCGGTGATTTCTTTAAAAATCGCCTTGTCAAAATTCGGGATTGACATGATAATATTTTTCTGACGCTGATCCAGCGAACGCCACCAGATAGCGGCTGATTCTGAATTGTTTAATTTTTTCAGATAGCCGCCCGTGGTTTCAGATTCCGGGTGTGCTGTTTTTTCATCATCGGTCATATTCCGCAGGCGAACCCATTCAAAAATATCCCCCTGAATCTGTTTCATCAGGTAACGGGCTTTACTACCCAGCCAGTTTCGATATGTCCAACTAGACGGTTTGTTGAATAAATAAATTTTTGGTTCAACGGTATTAAAACAGCCATTTGAAAAATCCGTTTTATTCCAATCACCACTGTTCCGATTGCCGCTGTTGTGATCGCCGCTGTTCCAATAGCCGCTGTTCCGATTGCCACTGTTGTAATCGCCGCTGTTGTGATCGCCACTGTTCCGATTGCCGCTGTTGCAATCGCCGCTGTTCCAATTGCCGCTGTTCCGATTGCCGCTGTTCCAATAGCCGCTGTTGCAATCATCACTGTTCCGATTGCCGCTGTT